AGAATATTGGACAGTTACCATGAGCACATAAAATCTCTCTAATAATATCGTTTGCTTTACTATTATTTTTAATTGTACTATTTAAGCTTTCATTCAAAGGTGCCATCCAAGATCCTGGATTTGATGGTGTGGATACAAAATCCCAGCAAAGCAGCTCGAAATCGTCCTGTACCTCTAACGTCTCTCCCATTTGTTTTACTGATCCCATTCCTCTTGATGATACACCAACGGTGATACCAGAGTTAATTAATGCCTGGAGTATATTACCGGAAGGAGTTGGTAGGATTTCGATCTTACCCATAATATGATCACCGTTCCACCAAATGTCTTTGATATTGTGGCAAACGTTCTTAAGGTTAATAACAGAAGATTCCGGGTGATCTAATTCTCCAACTGCTCTGTTGTTCTTAACTGAATCCATATACTTATTGATTTCCCTATCCCAGATCTTCTTGCTGTAGTACCTACCGTTACCGTTCTTTACTTGGGCAGTTGCTAAGATACCTTCTACAAGCGGTAGTCCGCTCACACTCTTGCCTTCAGAAAGGCTTAAGGGTTTTGGATTAAATGAGATAGTCTCAATAAGTAAATTCTTGTTCATTATTAATAGCCCCTCTTTTTCAATACGCTTTTCATAGCCTGTTCCCAAACAGGTGCTTGAGCTTCATCAAGTACTTCTTCTTCATGTGCGGCTTGGGGTTTTGCTGTATGACCGGAAACTTTTCTAGCTGCTTTAGCTTTTTTACCTTCATACATTTTCTTTGTCTTTTCAAGGTAAGCAATATCTTTCTTGATTTCACCGATTGCTTTTTTATCAACCATGTCCTTCATGTCATCACTTTCGGTCATAGTTAATCTGTTTTTCAGCTCTTCAATCTTTTCTTGAACTTTACCCATCTTGTATTCAAGAGCGGCAACTTCGCCTAATTTATCGATTTCGGCAAGGTGTTTGTCTATTGCTCTTTTCTTAGCTTCTGAAAGAGTGTGTTTATTTTCTGTCATATTCTTTTTGGCTAGTTCCTCTTTTGTATCTTCAAGATCCTGTTTAAGCATTTTTAACTTCTTTGGATCATCTTCAGCTTTAATTTGCTTCTGTAAAACTCCAATATAAGATGCTAGTTCATTTGCTGTTGAGGTTGAAGCTTCTTCTAGACTGTGACTCTTATCATAAGGAGGTAATTCAGTATCATTCCACCCTAAGTAACTTCCGTGCCTTAAAGCAGTTCTTCTAAAGTTTTCTGCTCTTAAAAAGTCTCCTTCACTATAGGCTTCAAGACCTTTATCATAGTAATAGTAAGCTATTTGCTCGGCTTCTTGATCTGCTTCATAATCTCCGTCAGAACTACCATACATTGCTTCATTTAATTTAACAGGTTCCATTCCTGAAGATTTGTATTTCCCGGTTACTTCTTTAGTAGCTCCTAAACCAGGAGCATCCTGAGTATATCCGATACCCTTAACGCCAAATGCTCCATCTTTGATGTAATACATTGGATCCTTTTCAAGGTTCTTAAATACGATCTTCTTAAGTTCGTCTTCCGTCTTATCTGCATTTTTAGGATCTTTCATCTCAGCATAATAACCTGATAAAAGTTCATTGGTTGAAATATTATTATTATTCTTCTTATCTTCGTAGTTGTATCCGGCAGTCTCTTTTTCAACTACTGCTTTATCAGTGTCTTTTAAAGTAGCTTTAACTGCTTCTGTATTTTCACTAAAGATTTTAAACCAGTTAGGTTCGCTTGCTCTTTGTGATAATTCCCCGGTAAAACCTTCAGAGATAATTCCTCTCTCATTTAGGTTGTGTATTGCTTGATCAAATGTAAGTACGTTTGTTACTATATTAGGGAATAAGGTTCTAGCTTCTTTGATAAAAAGCTCTTTATTACCTTTACCTTCTTTAATCAAATTGTATTCGTTTTGTAGGCTTTTCATATGTTATAAATAGGGGTTGTTTATTTCCAAAGATCTGTGTATACCATTCCCTTTGCTGCTTTCCGTACCTTAGCTTTATCCACTAATTTGTATCCTTGTTTAAGGTAATAGTTTCTGGATGTTCCGCTAGCTTTCTTATTAGGGTTGAAAGCGTAAGGGGTCATATATCCACCTGCTGCTCCGGAGGAGGATTCTTCCTCGATAAGCTCCTTAAGCTGCTGTCTAAATTCCTTAGCAGTCATCTTTATAGTTCGTTTACTAACTCGTAATACTGAAGTAAATCAATGATGCAATCGTTAGTAACCTTATCAGTCTTGGATAGAGGCTTAACGTACTTTAAAACTTCCACAAGTTTAATTTGCATTACCTTGTCTGTGTTAGTTTTAATCTTCTGTTTTAAAGTTTCTCTAAACTCTATAATTCTTGTATTGTAATATTCTTTTAATTTATCTGTATTATCTACAGCTGTAATAACTTCCCTTAATACTTCTTTCTGCTGGGGGTTAAGGTGGTCGTACTTTTCGTTAAATTTATCTAAAAGTAACTTGTAAGTTAAGCCTCTTAAATCTTTACTGTACCCTTTGTATTCTTCTAAAAGTGCATCTGTTGGAATAACAACTGGTACTTTAGTTAAATGCTCAAGGAGTGTCATTTTATTACCAATCACAGTCTCAGGCATTACTTCCTCTGAGGATTGATTTTCAATTAAATTATTTAATGCTGCAAAAATCTTATAATTAGTTACTTTTGCTTTGAAGAATTTATCTACATTATAAGCATCTTTAATTTCCTTAACTAGATTATACTTTTGTTTTCTAATCTCAGATCTTTTTAACTTAGTTGAAGTTTCAACCAAGGTGTTGATGATCATCTCAGCTTTAGATTCACTGAGGTTTTTGTAAGCAGTTAATTGCTCGTATAATCTATACTCCTTCCCCAACTCCGTATTAACGAAATACTTTTTGAGTATATTGATAGCGACAGAGTTTCTACCTTCCAACGTATCGGAGGTGATCTGCCTTACCAGAAGTTCAAAAAGAAGCCCTGTATTTTTAAATTTCGAGTGTTTGATTTGCATCAACGTATAGTTTTTAATAAATATGTGTTAAATCTTATTCCCTAATTTGACTTTCATCTAATAACCCACCTGCTTTCTTTTCTGATTCAAAAATCATCTTTTTCTTAGCCGGTATTTCCTCTAGTACCTTGGTGTATTTTGAGAACTGTCTCTTGGTAGCCTCCATTGCATACGGTGATGTTTTATCTCTACCGTACCCCTGCTGGTCATCCACCTTATTGGCCTGTCTCCCAAGTCTATCTTGTCCTAAAGGATCGTTTGTGCCATTGATAAACGATGCCTTCTCTTGAGGACGGCCCATTTCTGGTTCATCTTCATTATATCCATCAGGTACGTTACCTGGTCTAGTATAGACTCTACCCTTACCGTATGCTGTTGCAATATCGTGCGGGGTTCCGTAAGTCTCTCCAGATTCTAAAGGATCGTTTCCTTCGTTTTCAATTTGTGATAGTCTGAATTTACGTTTAGCATCTTCTCTAACTAAGCTTCTCATCTCATCATACTCATCCTGACTTAAGTGGAAGATGTTATCATAGATCCAATCAGAAGAAATTAATTGAGAATCCATCATTTGACTGGCAAGATCCATTTTCTCTTTTAGCAACGCTACTCTTTCCTGATCATAAATGATAGAAGGGGTGGTTAATGATAATTCGAAATTAGTTAATGCTTCATCTCTGTATCCCTGAATGTATAGATGCACAAATGCTATCTTGTATAGCTCAGAAACCATGATTCTCTGTATTTTCTCTACAGTTCTACCAAAGCGAATATCTTCTGCAGCTAATGTAGCTTTTCCTTGTAGCTTTTCATCATAACCAAGGAATGCTTTAGGTATTCTTAATGCAGCAAATAACTTATCTCTTAAGTAATTTACGTCCGTTATACCATCATACTGTAATCCTCCTAAGGTTTCAATCTTAGTTGATGTATCATTTCCTCTCATAGGGATATAAAAATCCTCCATAAGGTTCTGCATGTTGTATTTTAGGTTATATTCACCTGTTTGCTGGTCAATATAAGGAGTTCTCTTCATTTTGGAGATTGCCTTCTGCATAAAGTTCTCTACTTCTGATGGTGGAATACCGCCAACGTTCATATAGAAAATACGCTTCTCAGGAGCTCTCACAATTCTGTGAACTAACATCGCATCTTCCATTAAAGTATACTGCTTAAATAATTTTCTAGCAGGTTCAATGTAAGACCGTCCGTAAGGTAGGAAGTTTACATCCGTTAATAAACGGAAGTGAGCCATTTCGTAATTATCAAAGTAAATAGATTTAGCATCGTGCTGACCAGGGGTCTTAAAATATCCATAAGTATCGGCAGATAGACCATCAGGATCGTATCTGAATCTAACAGCAGTTGGATTTTCTAGATCGTAGTGTTCTTGTCTTTCTATGTTAAATGCTGCAAATGGGATTACGTTATAAACACCGTACTTCTCTGAAGCTTCTAGCTTTAAGAAGAAATCACCGTATTTACACATATTCCTAATCCACCAGCTTAAATTAAATTCAATATTTAAAACATCATAAAATAAGTTGTAAAGAATCTTCTGGATATTCTCATCATTTGATCTGATGTGTAGAACTTCCCCCATGTCATTCTTTAGGGTAGATTCCTCCGAAAGGATATCTAAGGCTGAAGCAATGATTGCATCAGTATCCATAGCGTCGTATTCAGAATAAAGCTGTGTCCTTAAAGTTTGGTAGTTGAAAGAGGACTGATACCCATATAATGAGGTTGGTGATGTTGTGTAAATTCTATTGTATCTGGCAACTAAGGAGTTATTCTCCAGCTCACCTGACATTTGGATTTGATTTGTGTCGGCGACTGTTACTTGATCCCCTCCAACGTTTCTTATTATTACGTCTGTTGAAAATAATCTACGTAGTCTCGAAAATACACTAGTGTCTGCCATTATTACTTATTAATATAGTATAAATAGTTAGTAAATCCAACTTATATCTTCTTTCCCTCCTATGCCATTATCCATCTCGTATGGATTTCTAACGTTTGAAGGTAGGTAAGCAGCTTCGTAAGTCGGTTTTGAGGTTGTGATATTGTTTAGAATATTACGAGTTAGGTCCATTCCCTGCTGTCTAAACTTTAAAGCAGTGTCTCTGATGTACATTCCCGTGCCGAACGACATTACTAAGTCATCATTATAACCATGCTGTGCTTCTGCTCTACCATTCTTCCAGATAAAGACTTTCATCTCCTCAAGTAAACGTTTAGATTGAATAGTTACTGCTTTTTCATTAACATATTCTTGGAATTTACCCACTACAATTGGCCTTGTTCTTGCATTCATTGAGAATCCAGGTACTAGACTTGAGTTTGGATCGTATTGATCGAAGTAAGTCTCGGCAGTTATGTTGCCATTCTTAGGGGAGTAGTATAGATTGCTGTATCCTCTATCAATAATAGTCTGAATGGTTGACCATCCTATGGATGCATTCTCTACTACTAGTAGGGCATCATTATATTCACTAGCAATTCCTACTAGTAAATGACCAAACTCCTTAGTTCCAAGTTGTCCTTTATATTCCCCTACTTGAACGTTGTTCTCAATATCAAGAATATGGAAGGCAGAGTGGTCTTTTCCGTCTCCTCTTGCCACGTCGGCTACTACCATGTAGGATCTTGAGTAATCAACTGGTTCCCAGATCCATAAATTCTGATCTGCACCGCGTCTCTCTACCGGATCCTTAATGTAAGTCTGTTGATAGAATTCTAGATACTCACCGTAAAAGACTGTATCTCCAGAAGTAGAAAAGTCAGTATCACATTCCTGTGCTGCAAGTCTTGGATCTCCTAGTAATTCGTTCTGTCTGTCTCTCCAGGCCTGATCTCTCTCCGGATGTACAAACCAAGGTAGTTTAATCGGTAGAAAATCATTCTCTCTAGCTTCTGCTCTTACCCAGGTCTGGTGAAACCAGTTACCGGTACCGTTCGGGGTTGATAATACAATCGCACCTCCCCCGGTTGCCAGCGTTTGCTGTGCTGCTCCCCAGGTTTCTGCAATGTTATCAATGAATGCAGCCTCGTCAATTAATAGTAATGATACAGCTTCTGAACGAGCAGAGTCTGAATTTGATGATTTAGCTTGTATTTTTGACCCGTTTGTTAGTCTTAATGACAATTTATTATGTTCTACCGACGGTACTGTTAACCAGGATGGTAGATTTTCATACATAAACTGTACTTTTGTTACAAGATTTCGTGCAGTTGCTTGGGTTGTTGCAAGAGTTAGTATGTTTTTATCTTTATGAAAAAGCATTAACCATAGTGCATATCCTGCTCCTAAGGTGGAAATACCCAACTGTCTTGACTTTAATATGATAGAATAAGGGTTATCCTGGAAGTGTTTTAATACTTTTTCTTGAAAAGGATATAAATGGAATAAGATCCTGCCTCTTTGTGGATGCTGAATGTAGCAGTATTTTTTCATAAAATGTATCGGATCAACGACACACTTCACATACTCCTGTCTTATTATTGTTTTTAAATCCTGGCTCATACTTAATATAAAATGCCTACTAAAAGGATAATACTAGAAACTCCATATGCAATGTATTTCTGTATTCTCTGAGATAGGTATGCTTTTTTATATTCTTCGATAATAGAATCTTTATTGGTTATAACTCCTTTGTAGTTCTGTTCATTTTCTACATACTTTACTATAGTACTATCTTTAAAAGATATGATAGTATCCTTATGTAGAATAACCTGCTCTAATACTGTTATTGAATCTCTGGCAAAACCTAACTGCTTGCCGCAGTAAGTTCTTTCCTCTTTAATGATTAATGCTTTCCTTAATGTAGTACAGGGTACACAGCAAGTATCAATCGAAGCTTTCTGTGAATAGAGCGGTGACGTCATTATTAGACATAGCACCAATACGTTTAATATCTTCTTCATGTTGTTTATGTTCTTTGGCGGCTAAAGCTGCAGTGTTTCCTAATTTGGCTGTTAATTTTTTAATTTTACCTTCCTGAAGGGTATTTAAAGAATCAAATTTTGCAATCTCCTTATGGTTAATGAGAATGGCGTTGTTTAGGGAATCGATTGTTCTTTGGTATCCCTCAACGTCTGGTAATCCTGCCGTATCTTTAGTATGTAAGGAATATAGTGAAGCACCACCTAGGATAACCAGTAAGATTATAATTATATTCTTTATGTTGTCTTTCATGATTTATGTATCTTTAATAGTAAAACACCTTTGCCTTTTATAACCCGGTGCCAGTCATGTCTTAATATAAATATAGATGTGTTTGGTTCTAAATCAAAAGGAAGTCCATCATCAAATTGAAACCCCCATCCTTTTCCGGATTCTACAACTTCAACTACCCGATCTTCATTATCCCTATGCCACATTAGGTGTATTGGATCTATATTGGATCCAAATTCCCTTATGGTGTATTCATCGGTGACTTCTAAGTCTCTGTATGGTTTCTCCATTCTTCTAATCCTTCTAGTTGTTCTTTTGTCCAGTGGCTGTAGTAGTTAGTTAATTTAAGACTGTTTGACTTAGAAAGCAAGTCTGCTAGGTCTTGTACTACCCATAAATAACAATCAGTAAAATTAGTGGTTATTCCTTTAATAGTGAAGGGGGATCTTGGATCGTTATCTAGTACTAATTTGTTACTGTCTCTAAAAGCGAGGTTTAGTTCCTTAGTTTTTGCTTCTAAGGTTTCTTCTGCGTATAATTCATAATCAGGCAAGTAGAAGATACACACTTTATACAACCGTACATCGGCGTTACTAACCTGAGATGTGATGATATCTAAAGTAGTCTCTTCAATTGTATATTCTTGAGAGGTTATAACCGATTTAGCAAATGGGCAGATAGGTATATTACTTAGTTCCGGTCTAGGGATTGTAAGTTCATCAAACCATCTTTTAAGCTTTTCTTCCATGTTGGTTTACTGTATAAGGGTGTGTGCGTAGTCGTTGTAGCAGTCATCAAAGTCTGAGTAATTAACTGTTACTTCTTCTCCTATTGCTATATCTCTCGCTGCTACCATGTATAAGGATCCGCTAACTATAGAATTCGGGGTACTGCTATGGTTTTGAAATATAGAATTATCACAAGATGAATATAGGTACTCACCTTCTTTCCAGAAATATGTATCTATAAACTTTTTTTGAGTTTTATTGAGTTTCTCTATGGAGCTTTCGTGAATTTTAATATCTAAACCTTCTATAAACTCCCATACCACAGTATCTTTCTTTATAACCTCATTTGCAAAAACTCCAAAACCTTTGTCTTTGGTTTTTTCTATGTATAAATCAACAGTAAACATCCTACGGAGTCTTTATGTTTATATCATAATAAAAAGAATC